ACAGAATGGTGTGATGGACTTAAGGGGCAAGGATCTCGCAGTAATCGCTCGCTACCAGACGGCAACCGCTCCGAGCAAGGGTAAGCTATTTAACTCGTATGTGTTTCATATACGGAGATTAGTTATTCGTGATGGCAGCGTGGAAGTAGTTCAGTGATCTTAATTACTTCTGTTAAATACACGACCTTTAATATCACTAAAATTATTTTCTAATTGAGTTCCAATCATATTTTTGTGTTTCAAGATTAAACTATCTTTAAAAATTTTATTCCAATAAATATCAAGGTAATTACATCTTGAATAATCTTCATATAATTTTTTTAATGATTCTTCAAAAGTGTCTATTAATTTTTGATAGAAGTTTTGATGAATGAGATATCCCGAAGTCCATTGTGCTTTAAATACTCTGTCAAACTTATCATCATATTTTACTGTATCTTTATTAATCACTAAATTAGATAATAATAGCATATCATATTCTTCTGGAATATCCATGGTCGCGAGATTTCTATTGTCTTTATATTTGAAATCATCTTCAAGAATAATAACATTTTCATACCTTCTTGCTAAAGCAATTTTTAAACATAAGATATGCGATCTTACACATCCGAAATATCCACCCCTTTCATCCTTAATTGCTGATACTCTTTCTACATTTGGCATGTCACAAAGTAAATTTTCAATATGTTCCCTTCTATCTTTTCTTGAATCAAGATTAATATATAATATTTTTTGACGATTAATCTTCTGAAAACATACGAATCCTTGACTATCTTTAGAATGTTTATATGAACTAACTATCCAATTATCATTTGCTAAACCGAAGGTATGCTTTGCTAAACTACATATCTTTTCAATATTTTCTGGTTTTACATCTTCAATGATATAAATATCTTTACAGTATTTATTCAGTGTTTGAAACGTTAAAATCTGATGTTCTAATATATGAGAACCATCATCAATAATAAATTCTACATTTCCAATCTTATTCATCATAGTTTCTAATGAATCTACTTTACTTTGATCACATTGATGAATTTTAATATTCTCTTCATTGATATTAAATTCTTTGATATCGGCACCATGAATAATACAATCTTTAAAATAATCTCGCCACATAAACAAAGATGCCCCGCTCTTATAGCTTTCATTTGTGAATTTTTTCATTAGTTCTGGATAACCGATTCCAATTTCAAGCATGGAAGAATATTTTTTATCTTTCAAAATCTTATGATATTCTTCAGTGTAATAATGATTATATTTTGGCGTCTTATCTACTATATATTTTTCAGCGAGTTTACAAAGTTCAGTCATTTATTTTTTTATTAATTTAACTTTGATAATTTTTATAAATATTAAATTATAAATAGAATGACCAGTCGCTACATAGAAATTCGTCCTGATAACATTCCAGCCGATGGAAAAATCAGTTTCAAAAATGGTTTCCCCGTGTTATCATTTACTGTATCAGCACAAGAAGGCATGCTTGATCCGAGCACGCTAAGAATTGTTGGTAATTTCAATGCTTTCAAAGATAATCTTGCTACTCCCACCCGTTTAGTTAGTGGAGATAATGTTACAATGAATAACCGTCTTGGTATTTACAATGTTATTGAATCTCTAACTGTTCGTGCCAATCGCTCTAAGATGGTTTGTGAGAATATTCGACATTATTCAAAATTCATGAATTCTTACCTTGCTTGCACAAGTTCTCTACAAGATCAAATTTCGCACCTTCAGCAGTCTTGCTTGATTTACCCAAATGCTACTACTTTCCGTAAGGCAGTCATGGAGAATGCTTCTTCTGCGGTTTCTCAGACAAATGAGTTTTCTTTTCACGTTCCATGTGGATTCTTACAGTCTGGACAGATGGTTGATTTAAGACAAGATGCTTTTGGTGGAATTCAGTTAGAGTTCCTTTTACAACCCGATTCTAATGTTCTTTTCAACACAGATGGTTCCACCACTGGAATTGGTGATGCTCACTACGAACTATCCAAGCTGAAACTAACTTGTGAAATCAGCGATATCCCTGCTGGAACACCGAGCGGTGGTGAAGGTGCTTATGAATACAATACCATCACTTCTCTATACACGAGTATTAATTCTACGAATGCTCAGATTCAGTATTCACTCGCATTACAGAATGTTATTTCGGCATTTGTTACTTTCATGCCAGTATCTAATATTAATACTCTTACTCAAGACGGTCAAGCAACTACCTTCCCAAGCGGTGATGGTTCGAGTATCACAGCACTTGCTCCAATCCGTAGAGTTCAGTGGTTAAAGGGTGGTGCTAAATATCCTGCGGAGTTTGATTATGTCGCAAATATTGTGAATGCTACGAATACGCAATCTAAAGTTGTTGATCCGCAGTTAGTTAAAAATCTTGTTCTTGCGATATCCCCCGATAGTCAGTACTCCATGGAACGTCTATCTGTTTCTCCAGTGAATATGAATAGAAACTACAATATGACTACATCTGCAACTGGCGAAGATTCATACATGAATATTGCTGAAGGCGGTGGTGTCTATGCTTTAGCTGTAAAATATGGAATTGGTGAATCGGGCGATGACTTCACTTCCGAGCAATGGGGTCTCTCAATTGATTCTGATCTTAAGAGTGACAATCCTTGTGGTGTTTATATCTTTATCAAGTCTAAGTCTCAACTATTATATTCTCCGCAGGGCGTTCAGCTCAGGCAGTGATCAAATAATTATTTTCTATATCAATTAAATTGATTAATTTTTTTTTATTTTTTTTATAATACATTCATTATAAATTAAAGATGTCTTCCGATGATGGTGATATTCCAAACTTTCTCATGCTTGATCAGATCCCTGCGAACTATACGCAGCAGTTAGAAACAGATCTACTTGAACCAGTCGTGTTCTCGCAAGGTGCTGCTACTACAGATGGTTTCTGTCGTTTCACGCTCCAGAACAAAGGGTTCTTACACTCTCATTCAAAGATATTCGTCGCATTAAAACCGGGTGCTGGACAGACGGATGTTTTCCTTCAACCCCATGTTGGTATTGGACAGATTATCAAGAAGGCTGTTCTTAAGATTGGTAATAAGACACTCAATGAAATTGATTCGTGGTCGGCACTCCATGCTGTCAAATCGTCACTCATAACGAATGAGAATAACCTTGAGCGTGAGATGTATATGACCGGTCGTTTTATGAATCATGCTTTTGTTTACAATGATGATTCTAAGGTTTTTGCCGATGCGTATGGTCTTGATAACGGTGTTGAATACAACGCCACAGACAGTAGATTAAATCAACCAACTTGGGCGAAGATGAGCACCGCAAAACCCGAAGAATGCCCTTCATACAGTATTGATTTAAGTGATCTATTCCCCTTCCTTAAGGTGAATCAACTTCCCTTATATCTTATCAAAGAACCAATTAATATTGAATTAACTTTTGAACCAACTGTTAAAAGGCGAGTTCAGATTTCTACGGGGCAGACTGCTGATGTAGCATGTGAAATTGTCCGTGATGAACTTAAGTTCTGCGCTGACTATATCTACTACGGAACAAGTGATGAAATGGATCGCTTCGCCATGGGACGTGGCAAAGACTTAAATTTCACATTTGTTGATTACAGACTCGTTGAGCACACTACGTCTCCCACTCAACTTGGTCAAACGGTTATTCGTAATCTTGGTATGGCAAACCGCATGGTTCCGCGTATTATTACTCTGTTACCAGCGGACGCTCAAGATGAAGATACTCTTTTTGGTAAGAATAACAGCATGGCACCGTTCCAGAATGCGGATGGTGTAACTGGTGGAGTTAAATACAATGTTCGTTACAATGATAGATTTGAATTTACTTCAGATGTTGATAATATTGCCCGTCTATTCTCTGTATTCCAGCAGTCGGAAGGTGTTCCATTCATTACTCGTCAAGAGTACAGTGATTGTGGAACGGTTGCGGGTGGTCTAACTACTGATACCTTTCAAGGTCGTGATCAGCAGGGGATGGAAGGTAAAATGTTTTATCTTGGAACTCGTCTAACCAATGGTCGTGTTGGTCAGCGTGGAATTGAAGTTCATATTTCGGGTGATTTCCCAGATTCTGGACGAGTTGTAGATCTAATGCGTTGCTTCTGTGAATACATTAGAGTAGCAAGATTAAGTGGGGGATATATGGAAATATACAACGCTTAATAGAAAATATCAATTGTTATCAAATCTGTTAACAATTTGAAATACAAAGTATTCATGATTAACTTTCTTTCTCTCAAACACTTCTCAAAATAAATTGTTAACATATTTGTTACATTTTAAATTTATAACTATTTAAAAATAAATCTAAATAGATATAATATAAATATGAACATTAAATCTGATAATCCTTCTGATGATATTCAAAAGGCGAGACCGAATCTTAAACCGAATACTATTAAGCAATATGAAGTCCAATTAAGAAAGTTACAATCTTTATTTGAAACAGATACATGGGATTTTTTATCTGATTTTGATTCAGTAAAAGAGAAATTATCTGATAGACATTATACAACTCAAAGAAATTATTATAATAGTATTATTGTATTACTAATGGCATTAAACCATGATGAAGAGTATAATGATTTAATTAAAGAGTATGTCAAAGCAAGAGATTCACTCAATGAAAAATATGTTGAACAACAAAGCACCGGTAAGATTTCAGAAAAACAGAAGAATAATTTTGTTGATCTTTGTGAAATTCAAAAGATGTTATCTCAAATGGAAAATGAAATCAAAAAGGAGAGAATTAAGAAGAAGGAGAATATTACCAAAAACGATCTTGAATTACTCACAGCTTATACTCTGTTTTCATTCTTAGTAAGATTACCGACTCGCAATGACATGGCAGAGATGCAACTAATCAGTAAAGCTGAATATAATAAATTAACAGATGATCCAAAAACTAATTATCTTGTTAGAGAAAAGAGTAAGATATTTATTTTACTCACAAATTATAAGACGAATAAGACATATGGCAATAAACTTATTGATATTCCGAAGGATTTAGAAAAGATCCTTCGCATGTATATTAAGTTAACAAAAACCAATAATGGGGATGTTGTATTTAAAAATTTCAAGGGAGAACCAATTAATCGCAATGCGATTTCTCAACTATTAATAAAGACTTCAAAGCATTATTTAGATAAGAGTATTTCCAGCACTATGATGAGAAAAATTGTTCTCAGTGATAAATTTTGTGATACGAATAAAGAAAAGCAGGAAATGGCACATATAACCGGACATTCAACTAACGTCATGGACGGAATTTATGTCAAGTTTAAAGATTAATTAACTCGTTCAATCATTAATTTTTTTTTATTTTAGATGGTATAGAATGACTCAATTTGATATTGATTACGCTAAAGGCAAAAAATCTGAAGAAGAATCATTAAATGATTTAAATAAGATATTTAAGACGAATTTAATTCATGACGATGATAAATTTACTCACTTTGATTTTTATTCTGAAGACAGAAAAACATTTGTTGAATTGAAAACAAGAGACAATACAGAATATGATGAAGAAAAAGAAATTTTTATACACACTAAACAAGATGGTAAAAAATGTTATTTTGATTCATTATATTTTGATGCTGTTAAAAAATGGGAAGCATATAGAAATAGAGATACAGATAAAAGATATTTTATAGTTTGGAAAATTTCTGGCGAATACTTCTACTGGGAGATTAATCATGGTAAAAGAGAATATTATATTGAAGATCAATTTAGAGACAGGGGTAAAGGATATCGCCAAGAAACACCCGTGGTAAATGTAAAACAATATGCGTTAACAAGAGTTATTTAAAATGTTTTTTAAGATAAATAGAAATGCCACATCAAAGAACAAATAGAGAAGGTTGTAAAGTTCATACTGATGAAAAGGAATATATTAAGTGGTTACAAGAGCATTACCCTGTGAAACGGAAAGCTCTTACAAAACCAAGAAAATATAATTCTAAAAGTAAGGATTCATTAAAAATTGTACATAAAACGATTATTTTAACTTTTGATTAATTTTATTTTCTTAATTAAATGGAGCATATTTTTGTGATTAACCTTGATAGTGCGAAAGATAGATGGTCGCACTATGAAGATGATAACCGATTTACAAGATGGTCGGCAACAAATATAGATGATATTCCACTTGATCATGAAATATGGAAGAAGATGATCAGCATGTGGAACATTGATCCAAGGGAGCATTCAGCAAAATGTGCTTGTTATTTAAGTCATACAAAGCTTTGGCAACATATAGTTGATAACAAATTAAATAATGTATTGATTTTAGAAGATGATGCCCATCAAGTAAATGAGATACCAGATCCAAAGTATTTACCGACTGATGGGTATGTTTACTTGGGTGGTTTCACGAGTCATGTAAGAATGACTGATGGTCATAAAAAGGTAGAATTTCAGAAAGGTTTAAATGAAATAGATCATAAAGAATACAGAATGATAATGTGTTTATCTATATTCATTCCAAAATGGGAAATAGCATATAAGATGTTACAATCATCAACATGGAATGGTCGTTGTCGTGCAATTGATACGATGATTAAAAATACATACAGAAATCAATATGTGTATTATCCTGCTTGCTTTGTAGAACGACCAGTAGAATCTCAAATAAGAAGTAAGAAAAAAAAATTCAGTAATTCACAATATGAATGGGTTTCATCTAAAACTGTAATGGAAGAGATTAATATTTAATCACTGATACGATTAAGACATTCTGGACAGATATCCCCATCATCCTTTTCTGAACCAAAGTATTTTTGATACTTTAGTCTTAAGTCTTCGCCCATGTTGTAGCGAGCTTCGTGTTGGTCAAACTCCACTTCGCAACATACACATTGGTCGCATTCTTCATCTGATTCAGAATCTGATTCTTCTTTGAGTTTTTCTATTTCGTCGGTGAGTAATGTAACCTTGGACATTAGTTCATTCATTTGCTTGTAAGCATAGTCATTTTGTTGCTTGAGTTTCTCGTTTTCTTTTTCCGCCTTATGTCTCAATTCCCTTTCTGTTTGAACTATTCCACCGACCATACCGTGGGGAATAAGACCATCAGCACATAGTCTAAGGTCATTTTTGAGTTTCTTGTTTTCTTCTTTGAGTTTCTTCAGATCCGCTTTCATCTTGTTGTGTCCCATGTAAATCATATGAGCTTTGAGTTTCTCGTTTTCTTCGGAATCCAATACGAGTTGATTCTTCTCCGCTTGCTGTTCCAGAAACAGAGCAATTAGATCCGCCTTCTTGATCTTGTTGAGAGCAGTTTTGTTGTACATGGTCGCCATTGTTTTTTTTGTTCTGTTGATTGTCAATCAAACACCAAATCGAATTTTTCACTAAACTTTGCGATTAACGAGTATAAATTGTTCTGTTATCAAATGTGTTAACTTTTTAGAATAAGAAGTGTTCTTGTTGTTGTGTTGATTGTCAATCAAACACCAAATCGAATTTTTTAACGAATATGATAACATTGAGAGCAATAATTGCTCGTTTTCATCAAAAATCTAAAATTATGTCAAATAGCGAGTAAATAATGGTCGCTGGATCTAAAAATCTAACTTTATGTAAAATATACTATAAATTAATTAATTTATAGTATATTTTACATAAAGTTAGATTTTTAGATCCAGCGACCATTATTTACTCGCTATTTGACATAATTTTAGATTTTTGATGAAAACGAGCAATTATTGCTCTCAATGTTATCATATTCGTTAAAAAATTCGATTTGGTGTTTGATTGACAATCAACACAACAACAAGAACACTTCTTATTCTAAAAAGTTAACACATTTGATAACAGAACAATTTATACTCGTTAATCGCAAAGTTTAGTGAAAAATTCGATTTGGTGTTTGATTGACAATCAACAGAACAAAAAAAACAATGGCGACCATGTACAACAAAACTGCTCTCAACAAGATCAAGAAGGCGGATCTAATTGCTCTGTTTCTGGAACAGCAAGCGGAGAAGAATCAACTCGTATTGGATTCCGAAGAAAACGAGAAACTCAAAGCTCATATGATTTACATGGGACACAACAAGATGAAAGCGGATCTGAAGAAACTCAAAGAAGAAAACAAGAAACTCAAAAATGACCTTAGACTATGTGCTGATGGTCTTATTCCCCACGGTATGGTCGGTGGAATAGTTCAAACAGAAAGGGAATTGAGACATAAGGCGGAAAAAGAAAACGAGAAACTCAAGCAACAAAATGACTATGCTTACAAGCAAATGAATGAACTAATGTCCAAGGTTACATTACTCACCGACGAAATAGAAAAACTCAAAGAAGAATCAGATTCTGAATCAGATGAAGAATGCGACCAATGTGTATGTTGCGAAGTGGAGTTTGACCAACACGAAGCTCGCTACAACATGGGCGAAGACTTAAGACTAAAGTATCAAAAATACTTTGGTTCAGAAAAGGATGATGGGGATATCTGTCCAGAATGTCTTAATCGTATCAGTGATTAAATATTAATCTCTTCCATTACAGTTTTAGATGAAACCCATTCATATTGTGAATTACTGAATTTTTTTTTCTTACTTCTTATTTGAGATTCTACTGGTCGTTCTACAAAGCAAGCAGGATAATACACATATTGATTTCTGTATGTATTTTTAATCATCGTATCAATTGCACGACAACGACCATTCCATGTTGATGATTGTAACATCTTATATGCTATTTCCCATTTTGGAATGAATATAGATAAACACATTATCATTCTGTATTCTTTATGATCTATTTCATTTAAACCTTTCTGAAATTCTACCTTTTTATGACCATCAGTCATTCTTACATGACTCGTGAAACCACCCAAGTAAACATACCCATCAGTCGGTAAATACTTTGGATCTGGTATCTCATTTACTTGATGGGCATCATCTTCTAAAATCAATACATTATTTAATTTGTTATCAACTATATGTTGCCAAAGCTTTGTATGACTTAAATAACAAGCACATTTTGCTGAATGCTCCCTTGGATCAATGTTCCACATGCTGATCATCTTCTTCCATATTTCATGATCAAGTGGAATATCATCTATATTTGTTGCCGACCATCTTGTAAATCGGTTATCATCTTCATAGTGCGACCATCTATCTTTCGCACTATCAAGGTTAATCACAAAAATATGCTCCATTTAATTAAGAAAATAAAATTAATCAAAAGTTAAAATAATCGTTTTATGTACAATTTTTAATGAATCCTTACTTTTAGAATTATATTTTCTTGGTTTTGTAAGAGCTTTCCGTTTCACAGGGTAATGCTCTTGTAACCACTTAATATATTCCTTTTCATCAGTATGAACTTTACAACCTTCTCTATTTGTTCTTTGATGTGGCATTTCTATTTATCTTAAAAAACATTTTAAATAACTCTTGTTAACGCATATTGTTTTACATTTACCACGGGTGTTTCTTGGCGATATCCTTTACCCCTGTCTCTAAATTGATCTTCAATATAATATTCTCTTTTACCATGATTAATCTCCCAGTAGAAGTATTCGCCAGAAATTTTCCAAACTATAAAATATCTTTTATCTGTATCTCTATTTCTATATGCTTCCCATTTTTTAACAGCATCAAAATATAATGAATCAAAATAACATTTTTTACCATCTTGTTTAGTGTGTATAAAAATTTCTTTTTCTTCATCATATTCTGTATTGTCTCTTGTTTTCAATTCAACAAATGTTTTTCTGTCTTCAGAATAAAAATCAAAGTGAGTAAATTTATCATCGTCATGAATTAAATTCGTCTTAAATATCTTATTTAAATCATTTAATGATTCTTCTTCAGATTTTTTGCCTTTAGCGTAATCAATATCAAATTGAGTCATTCTATACCATCTAAAATAAAAAAAAATTAATGATTGAACGAGTTAATTAATCTTTAAACTTGACATAAATTCCGTCCATGACGTTAGTTGAATGTCCGGTTATATGTGCCATTTCCTGCTTTTCTTTATTCGTATCACAAAATTTATCACTGAGAACAATTTTTCTCATCATAGTGCTGGAAATACTCTTATCTAAATAATGCTTTGAAGTCTTTATTAATAGTTGAGAAATCGCATTGCGATTAATTGGTTCTCCCTTGAAATTTTTAAATACAACATCCCCATTATTGGTTTTTGTTAACTTAATATACATGCGAAGGATCTTTTCTAAATCCTTCGGAATATCAATAAGTTTATTGCCATATGTCTTATTCGTCTTATAATTTGTGAGTAAAATAAATATCTTACTCTTTTCTCTAACAAGATAATTAGTTTTTGGATCATCTGTTAATTTATTATATTCAGCTTTACTGATTAGTTGCATCTCTGCCATGTCATTGCGAGTCGGTAATCTTACTAAGAATGAAAACAGAGTATAAGCTGTGAGTAATTCAAGATCGTTTTTGGTAATATTCTCCTTCTTCTTAATTCTCTCCTTTTTGATTTCATTTTCCATTTGAGATAACATCTTTTGAATTTCACAAAGATCAACAAAATTATTCTTCTGTTTTTCTGAAATCTTACCGGTGCTTTGTTGTTCAACATATTTTTCATTGAGTGAATCTCTTGCTTTGACATACTCTTTAATTAAATCATTATACTCTTCATCATGGTTTAATGCCATTAGTAATACAATAATACTATTATAATAATTTCTTTGAGTTGTATAATGTCTATCAGATAATTTCTCTTTTACTGAATCAAAATCAGATAAAAAATCCCATGTATCTGTTTCAAATAAAGATTGTAACTTTCTTAATTGGACTTCATATTGCTTAATAGTATTCGGTTTAAGATTCGGTCTCGCCTTTTGAATATCATCAGAAGGATTATCAGATTTAATGTTCATATTTATATTATATCTATTTAGATTTATTTTTAAATAGTTATAAATTTAAAATGTAACAAATATGTTAACAATTTATTTTGAGAAGTGTTTGAGAGAAAGAAAGTTAATCATGAATACTTTGTATTTCAAATTGTTAACAGATTTGATAACAATTGATATTTTCTATTAAGCGTTGTATATTTCCATATATCCCCCACTTAATCTTGCTACTCTAATGTATTCACAGAAGCAACGCATTAGATCTACAACTCGTCCAGAATCTGGGAAATCACCCGAAATATGAACTTCAATTCCACGCTGACCAACACGACCATTGGTTAGACGAGTTCCAAGATAAAACATTTTACCTTCCATCCCCTGCTGATCACGACCTTGAAAGGTATCAGTAGTTAGACCACCCGCAACCGTTCCACAATCACTGTACTCTTGACGAGTAATGAATGGAACACCTTCCGACTGCTGGAATACAGAGAATAGACGGGCAATATTATCAACATCTGAAGTAAATTCAAATCTATCATTGTAACGAACATTGTATTTAACTCCACCAGTTACACCATCCGCATTCTGGAACGGTGCCATGCTGTTATTCTTACCAAAAAGAGTATCTTCATCTTGAGCGTCCGCTGGTAACAGAGTAATAATACGCGGAACCATGCGGTTTGCCATACCAAGATTACGAATAACCGTTTGACCAAGTTGAGTGGGAGACGTAGTGTGCTCAACGAGTCTGTAATCAACAAATGTGAAATTTAAGTCTTTGCCACGTCCCATGGCGAAGCGATCCATTTCATCACTTGTTCCGTAGTAGATATAGTCAGCGCAGAACTTAAGTTCATCACGGACAATTTCACATGCTACATCAGCAGTCTGCCCCGTAGAAATCTGAACTCGCCTTTTAACAGTTGGTTCAAAAGTTAATTCAATATTAATTGGTTCTTTGATAAGATATAAGGGAAGTTGATTCACCTTAAGGAAGGGGAATAGATCACTTAAATCAATACTGTATGAAGGGCATTCTTCGGGTTTTGCGGTGCTCATCTTCGCCCAAGTTGGTTGATTTAATCTACTGTCTGTGGCGTTGTATTCAACACCGTTATCAAGACCATACGCATCGGCAAAAACCTTAGAATCATCATTGTAAACAAAAGCATGATTCATAAAACGACCGGTCATATACATCTCACGCTCAAGGTTATTCTCATTCGTTATGAGTGACGATTTGACAGCATGGAGTGCCGACCACGAATCAATTTCATTGAGTGTCTTATTACCAATCTTAAGAACAGCCTTCTTGATAATCTGTCCAATACCAACATGGGGTTGAAGGAAAACATCCGTCTGTCCAGCACCCGGTTTTAATGCGACGAATATCTTTGAATGAGAGTGTAAGAACCCTTTGTTCTGGAGCGTGAAACGACAGAAACCATCTGTAGTAGCAGCACCTTGCGAGAACACGACTGGTTCAAGTAGATCTGTTTCTAACTGCTGCGTATAGTTCGCAGGGATCTGATCAAGCATGAGAAAGTTTGGAATATCACCATCATCGGAAGACATCTTTAATTTATAATGAATGTATTATAAAAAAAATAAAAAAAAATTAATCAATTTAATTGATATAGAAAATAATTATTTGATCACTGCCTGAGCTGAACGCCCTGCGGAGAATATAATAGTTGAGACTTAGACTTGATAAAGATATAAACACCACAAGGATTGTCACTCTTAAGATCAGAATCAATTGAGAGACCCCATTGCTCGGAAGTGAAGTCATCGCCCGATTCACCAATTCCATATTTTACAGCTAAAGCATAGACACCACCGCCTTCAGCAATATTCATGTATGAATCTTCGCCAGTTGCAGATGTAGTCATATTGTAGTTTCTATTCATATTCACTGGAGAAACAGATAGACGTTCCATGGAGTACTGACTATCGGGGGATATCGCAAGAACAAGATTTTTAACTAACTGCGGATCAACAACTTTAGATTGCGTATTCGTAGCATTCACAATATTTGCGACATAATCAAACTCCGCAGGATATTTAGCACCACCCTTTAACCACTGAACTCTACGGATTGGAGCAAGTGCTGTGATACTCGAACCATCACCGCTTGGGAAGGTAGTTGCTTGACCGTCTTGAGTAAGAGTATTAATATTAGATACTGGCATGAAAGTAACAAATGCCGAAATAACATTCTGTAATGCGAGTGAATACTGAATCTGAGCATTCGTAGAATTAATACTCGTGTATAGAGAAGTGATGGTATTGTATTCATAAGCACCTTCACCACCGCTCGGTGTTCCAGCAGGGATATCGCTGATTTCACAAGTTAGTTTCAGCTTGGATAGTTCGTAGTGAGCATCACCAATTCCAGTGGTGGAACCATCTGTGTTGAAAAGAACATTAGAATCGGGTTGTAAAAGGAACTCTAACTGAATTCCACCAAAAGCATCTTGTCTTAAATCAACCATCTGTCCAGACTGTAAGAATCCACATGGAACGTGAAAAGAAAACTCATTTGTCTGAGAAACCGCAGAAGAAGCATTCTCCATGACTGCCTTACGGAAAGTAGTAGCATTTGGGTAAATCAAGCAAGACTGCTGAAGGTGCGAAATTTGATCTTGTAGAGAACTTGTGCAAGCAAGGTAAGAATTCATGAATTTTGAATAATGTCGAATATTCTCACAAACCATCTTAGAGCGATTGGCACGAACAGTTAGAGATTCAATAACATTGTAAATACCAAGACGGTTATTCATTGTAACATTATCTCCACTAACTAAACGGGTGGGAGTAGCAAGATTATCTTTGAAAGCATTGAAATTACCAACAATTCTTAGCGTGCTCGGATCAAGCATGCCTTCTTGTGCTGATACAGTAAATGATAACACGGGGAAACCATTTTTGAAACTGATTTTTCCATCGGCTGGAATGTTATCAGGACGAATTTCTATGTAGCGACTGGTCATTCTATTTATAATTTAATATTTATAAAAATTATCAAAGTTAAATTAATAAAAAAATAAATGACTGAACTTTGTAAACTCGCTGAAAAATATATAGTAGATAAGACGCCAAAATATAATCATTATTACACTGAAGAATATCATAAGATTTTGAAAGATAAAAAATATTCTTCCATGCTTGAAATTGGAATCGGTTATCCAGAACTAATGAAAAAATTCACAAATGAAAGCTATAAGAGCGGGGCATCTTTGTTTATGTGGCGAGATTATTTTAAAGATTGTATTATTCATGGTGCCGATATCAAAGAATTTAATATCAATGAAGAGAATATTAAAATTCATCAATGTGATCAAAGTAAAGTAGATTCATTAGAAACTATGATGAATAAGATTGGAAATGTAGAATTTATTATTGATGATGGTTCTCATATATTAGAACATCAGATTTTAACGTTTCAAACACTGAATAAATACTGTAAAGATATTTATATCATTGAAGATGTAAAACCAGAAAATATTGAAAAGATATGTAGTTTAGCAAAGCATACCTTCGGTTTAGCAAATGATAATTGGATAGTTAGTTCATATAAACATTCTAAAGATAGTCAAGGATTCGTATGTTTTCAGAAGATTAATCGTCAAAAAATATTATATATTAATCTTGATTCAAGAAAAGATAGAAGGGAACATATTGAAAATTTACTTTGTGACATGCCAAATGTAGAAAGAGTATCAGCAATTAAGGATGAAAGGGGTGGATATTTCGGATGTGTAAGATCGCATATCTTATGTTTAAAAATTGCTTTAGCAAGAAGGTATGAAAATGTTATTATTCTTGAAGATGATTTCAAATATAAAGACAATAGAAATCTCGCGACCATGGATATTCCAGAAGAATATGATATGCTATTATTATCTAATTTAGTGATTAATAAAGATACAGTAAAATATGATGATAAGTTTGACAGAGTATTTAAAGCACAATGGACTTCGGGATATCTCATTCATCAAAACTTCTATCAAAAATTAATAGACACTTTTGAAGAATCATTAAAAAAATTATATGAAGATTATTCAAGATGTAATTACCTTGATATTTATTGGAATAAAATTTTTAAAGATAGTTTAATCTTGAAACACAAAAATATGATTGGAACTCAATTAGAAAATAATTTTAGTGATATTAAAGGTCGTGTATTTAACAGAAGTAATTAAGATCACTGAACTACTTCCACGCTGCCATCACGAATAACTAATCTCCGTATATGAAACACATACGAGTTAAATAGCTTACCCTTGCTCGGAGCGGTTGCCGTCTGGTAGCGAGCGATTACTGCGAGATCCTTGCCCCTTAAGTCCATCACACCATTCTGT